GCTGTCGCGGCCGGGTTGATGGCCGCCATGATCCCATCGACCTCGTCAGCCTGAGGGCCGTAGCGGCGGTTGATTGATCGTAGCTTAGCCCCGTAGTTCCTGTCTGTCGCATAGCCTCCAGGCTTGCCGTAGTTCAGACCATCAACGGCTTCATCGAATGTCGGGGCGTTGAACGCGCTGCTCCACCTGCGGCCGAGTGTGGAGGCCCAATCCCCGAAAGCTTGGACGGGGCTCGAATAGGAGCGGAAGCGCGCTGGTTGCCTTTTGGGGCCATTAGCCGTGTCCTCCCAGGTGCCGGCGAGCACAGATGGGCCGTTCCAGGAGGAGCCAGCTTTGATGCCGTAATAGTTGTTACCAACGACGCTTTTGCCGTATCCGGTCTCAAGCGCGGCCTGGGAGGCGGCCAGCCTTGCTTGCTGGTCGTTCAGCCCCGCTTCGCGCGCCTGGCGGTACGCATCCTTGACAAATTGTTCACGCCGTGATGACATGCCGAGACTCCAGCTTTTAAAGGATCGATGCGATGAGGATGGCGCTGCTTTTTGCGTCGCTGTTGTTGGCAGTGCCAGCGAACGCAGCGGACGGATTTATAACTGCCGACGAATACCAGGCAGACTTCGCGACCGCCGTTCCCTGTGAACCCGTAGAGGGGCGCAAACTTTGGAAGGGCAAAGAAGCCTTCTACATACAAGCTTGGCTGTTTTACACCGGGCAGAGCGGTGCGCTTGATGACGAGACTGCCGACGCCATCGCCTTCTCGGAGAACACCCCGAAGGTTATGGCCCAGTACGTTGCGGCCTGCGAGTGAGAGTTGTTAGTACCACTGCGCGCCGCTAAGATCCTGAGCTTGGCGCTTGTCCTGACGTTCTTGTCGCCCATCATTTTCGTTCCCTGGGTCTGCTGGCACCTGACCCACGAGAGATATCGACTGGGTAATCTGCTTAGCGAGCGCCGGAGACCCCGCCTCGGCTGCGAGTTCGATACCGAGGACCTCGGCTCTGGCCTTGAGTAGGGCTGAGGTCTTTACGCTTGGGTTCACGACAGCCTGCTCGTAAGCGGTCGCCCAATTTGCCAGCTTCCTTGCCGCGACGGGCTTGGCAAGGATCCGCGACAGAACGTGGCTGCCGGCGACCGTGCCAATGGTCGTCATGGGCGCTGCGACAGCAGCATACGCGCCCGCGCCCGTAATGGCTGACTGAGCCGTCCCGGACGGGTTTGCGAACTGGTTCAATTGCTTGAAACGGCGCGAGACTGTGGCCAGATCATCGAGAGACGATGCCAGATCATCCTTTCCCGTCGTCTTGAACAGCATGTGCTTGCCGGTCTTCGACATCTTGCCGTAGGTGGTCAGGAAGCGATCAGGCGAGAACTTGCCGTCGGCATCGCGCCCCATCTTAGAGACCACGGCGGAGGATATCTCATCCCACGCCTCTTTCCCTACGGCACCCCGTACCTTCATGAGCCCGTTTTGATCGGCGCGAGAGGTGGACCCGGCCATCGCCTCGATCTTGGAGAAGAGGCCTTCATCGGAAGTCTGCTTGCCAAGGACTTTCTGGAGGTCGGCACGCTCGGAGAATTTCTTCGCCGCGAAGGTGTTCGCTTTCTCGAACGCCGACAAAGCTTCATCACCGCCTGACCGCTGCACGGCCGTGCGGAGGTCGTCGGTGAGGGCCCCGTAGATGCTCTTGAGCTCCTTGGAGGACATCCCGGACGCGGCGACCCGAGCGGGGTCTTCGATAAACTCACCAACAGCGGTGCGGAGGTTCTTAATGCCCTCGTAGTTCAGGCCATCTTTTGCCTCGACCGCACGCTGCACAAGTCGTACGGCCTCGCTGTTGCCGGCAATCTTCGCGTTCTCACGCCGCGCCAGGATGTCGCCCGCGACACGAGCCGTCTCCGACAGGGGCGTTACAACGTTCGGGGAGACGAGCTTGTCGACCGCGTCGTATCTGGTGCCGACCTTGCCAGGGATGACATCTTTCGCATGGGCTGTTATCCCCTCTCTGGCCGCAGAACCAGCACTGGCGACGCTGCCGGACCCATATCCCTGCTGGACACGCAAAGCAGCGTCATCAAGCTGGGTGATGGCTTTCTCGGAGGCCTTGCGCAGTGGCGTGCCGCCGAGAGGAACGTTCGTCAGGGTCTTCCCTAGCTGTTGTACGGCCGCGCGGTCGGTCGTGACGGCGCGCGGCAGGTCCACGCCAAGGCGCTGAGCTGCCTCGGCCACCTGCATGCCTTCTGGCTTCTGTCGCACGACGGTCTTCGTCGCGCCTGCCATACGAGAAGCGGGCGACGCAGGGGACATCCAAAAGGCAGCATTCATTCCCTCCCCGATAGCTTCGGGCGTGATGTTGCCGGCCGCGTCTGTGACCTGGAGATCACCAGTGTAGGCGCGGTACGGGGCCGTAATGGCCTGGGCGCCGCTCTCTGCCGCTCCGGTCAACAGGCCGGGGACGGCAGGGGAAAGGGCCCCAGTGGCGGCGTTCTTTGCTATAGGCAGGATCGTTGCCCGTTCCCACTGATTTGCCTGCTCGGGGAGCCTCTGGGTCATGCCCGAGAGCTCCGATAGCAGGCCCTGCGACTCGGGGCTCTCTTGCGCGGCTGGGGCCTCCTCGGGAACTACCTCCGGGAACTTGGACGCGATGAGGCCACGGATCTGCTCGGCCGGCATATCGTCGGGAAAGCTGACCTGTGCGCCATCTGGCATGCGGACTACCGGCATATTATCGCCTCACTTCTTGAAGTAGTCGGAGTAATCAACAATCCCGGCTGGCTGCTGCGCCTGGGCCGGTCCCTTGGACAGTGCCCCGGTTCGCGCACCGATTGCGCCAGCTTTCGTGGCCTCCAGGTCCTTCTCAAGTCCTTCAAGCTTCTTGAGCTGCGTGTCGATGCTGTCGGTTGGCGAAATCTGGTAGCGCTTGGCTACATTCTCGGCCTCTGCCTGCGCCATGCCGGCGCCCGTCAGGTTGCGGACGAGCGCCTCTTTGCCGGTCTCAATACGGCGCCAAATCTCCGCGGGGGCGCCAACACCCGCCGCGAACTGGCCGCGCTCGACCACGCTGTCAATTGCTCCGGACTTGACCTCCTCCTTAATCTTTGGGAGTTCCGTCAGGAACTGGTCGCCAAGGCCGATACGCGCGCCGATTTCGGCCGGCAGCTGAACACCAGTGTTTACGTTCGTTGCGCCGGCGCGTCTGTTTTCCAGCTGCCAGTCGGAGAAGTTCTTGTTGTACCCTTGCGTTTTGGCGAACTCGTACTCCCGCATATCATCGGTCGGCTGCGGCCCCTGCGGTTTGTCACTGAAGTCGGCCAGGACCTGGAATGTATTAGGGTCCACCAGGCGCCCGTTGATTTCCAGCGGCGACTTCGGCTTTTCGGCTTCGAGCTTGTGCTGATAAGCCATTTTCCAGGCATCGCCCGCGGAAAGCGAACCAGACTTCACCGCGTCGGCCAGGTCTGGGTACGACTTCTCAAGGAACTGGACGGTCTTGTTGACCATCTTTCCCATCTGCCGGTCATTGGAGAAGTTAATGGCAGCGCCAGCCACCTGCTCCTGCGCGTTCTTGCCGCCAAGTAGCCCGAGACCCACGCCCATGAGCGTGTCGGCGTTACTGTAAGGGGTGCCGTTGCCCGACATCCAAGAGGGGAGTTGGAACGCCATTTAAAGCTCCTTTAGCCGAACATGCTGCCGAGAAGGCCGGCGCCGGTTGCGCCATAGCCGAGGGCCGTCAAGAACGGGTTTTGGCCGGGGGCCGATTGCGTCTGGGTTCCACCGAGGCTGCCAGCGCCACTCGCTACGCCGTTAAGCCGTGCGATCTGGTCCCACGGCGCCTGGTTCTTCTCGTTGAAGATGCGCAACTTGTCATTCATCTGACGCGTAGCCAGGTCTTCATTCATCGCGCCTATTTTCATCATCGTCTGCCCCGGCTGCTGGAGGCCCTGATAGGCGTCGTCAAGGTTGGCAAAGCCCTGCTGGCCCATGCCGAACATGCTGTTATTGGCGTTCTGCTGCGTGCTTACGCCTGCCTGGCCCATGTTAAACAGGTTGTTATTGGCCGTGTCTCTGCGGTTCTGCCAGTTGTTGTATTCCTGCCCGACCATGCGGCTTGTCAGATCGCCGACCTGGCTTGCAAGGTTGCCCTGGTGGACCGCGCCGCCATACCGGCCAGCACCGCCAGCGCTCATGTTGACGGAGTCGCGGGCGGCCCCCTGGGCTTGGTTCAGTACCTGCTGGAAGGCCGGGTTGGCGTTCAGATCGAACGAGGAGTTGGCCGTGTTCTGCGTGTTGGCCAGCGCGGCGTTCTGGTAGGAGTTGTACGGGTTCTTGGCAAGCCCAGACATGCCGTCCATGGCCTCGCGCTGAGCGCCGCTCAGACCGCCATGGTTGATAATGTCCTGGTACTGGCCAGACGTGCCCGCGCCGCCCATATTGCTCTGAGCGGCGCTCTGCATGCCGCTCATGCCCTGTTGGGTGAGCGGATCCCAGCCGATGACCGTGGAGCCGGTATAGACGTTCTTCTGGCCAGTCGGGTCTGCCTTAAACAGCTTGTTCGCCTGGTTGATACCGGTTTTCAGCGCGCCTTGCGCTGGGCCCCATGGGGCGCTTGATGTGGACGTGGTCGTTTTGTTACCGCCACCGCCGAAGAGACCGCTTAGCCAACCCATGAAGGTAGCCTCCGTTTATCGCATTGGGCTTAAAGGATACATTTCCATAGAAATCAGGGTGACGCGGACGTTTAGAGCGCCGATTGCCTTGATCTTGTCGCCGGCCCGTAGACGGATCGGCATGTCTGAGATAAGCTCAGTGGTTTTTGCTGCCACGGTCTTTGTCCAGATCAGAGAGTCCGTCGTGGTGGCCTGCTCATACCAATAGATCGAGCAGTCAACCGCTCCACCAGTTGGGTTGGCGAAGGCGAAGGACGAGACGATGGTCGGCATGTTGCCGGTTGCCTCGCCAACGTCTGTCAGTGTCGCGCCCGCCAAGTTGAGCGTGACGGGCTGTAAGAGGTTGCCGGCGTAATTTCCCTGAACGCTCATTGGCCACCACTCGGTTGTGCATTGACATTGACGGCGCTAGCGATGGTCCAGGTTGCCGCCGCCGGGATGTTGAGGCGGAACTGATGCAGACGACCGTCCGACCGGAATGGGACAAGGCCGGTGCGGCTATTCGCGGTATTTGCTGTGGACCATGTGACAGGCCCGCCGTGGAAGGCCCTGACGCCGTCTTGGAGCGTAAACTCTGTCGCATCCGTGATGACGCGTGCACCGCTGACGAAAGAGCGTGACAGGCTGTCTATCTCGACCTCTGCCGTATCGATGGTCGCGGCAAGGTTTGAGCCGGTGAAATAGGCCAGTTTGTTTTCATCCGTAAATGTCGCGAAGGTCGGACGTCCACCAGAGAAGATGCGGCTATCGTAGGGCTCATTTACCGCGTCGATGTTGGCGTAGAAGGCGTCCAACCCATCCCAGGTGATGCCGGGGGTAGTAAGCGCGACCATCTCGCCAACCTGCAGGTCTGTGGTGCACCAGCGGTCAAGCTGCCAATCGTAGCCGAGGCGGTTAAAGGTGCCGTTAGGAACGCGGTATCTCCACCAGACGATCTTCTCGAACGGGTCCGCCACACCCTGCACATCGGCGAGGTACGTCTGATCGACCTGGTCGAGGAACCAGCGGTCCACACGCTCTGCCCCGATAGGCTGGCGCTCAACGCCCCCGAAGAAGCCATCTTCCGAGAGGTAGAAGAACCGGCCGGGCCCGATAGAGACGATTGAGCGGGGGGCCAGCGTGCCCTGCTTCGGGTTGAGCACGGTTCTCGTGAATGTGAAGCCTGACGACGGGGAGAAGGGGAAATACTGCATACCCTGCCGCTGGATGACGGTAAAGCCGCCCTGCTCGCCAAAGCCGCCCATGACCTCGTCGCCCTCCGGCAACACCTGTAGGTCCGAGCCGCTCTTGCCGATAGTCCAGTGCTCGATATCGTTCAGGCCGCACCAGCGAACCGTCTTCTCGCCGCTGGCGCCCTCGAGATAGCCGAGGACGAGGAAGTCGCCCGACACCCACGAGTATTTCGCGCGCGGAGGCGATCCGGCCAACGTCGAGCACACGCCACCGCTTCCGACATCGTAAACCTGGATGAGGTCGTTCAGATTGTGGATGACCAGTTGGTCGCCGTAGCGCGTCATGGTCCAGCTGTCGTTGAGGGGGACGTTGTAGGGGCCGGCCGGGCCGTTGATGTTCGTCCATGTGAAATTGGTGGTGTTCAGCCGGAAGAGATTGTTTCTGGTGCCGGCAACGATCTCGTATTGTCCCGACGCCGTCCTGACAACGGTAGCCCCCAGGCATTCATCCCCGAGAGACTCGGAGATGGCGTTGGCGCTAGGCATCGGTCCCCACCCGTCAGCAACAGGCAGGGCGTTGACAACGTTATTGCTGCTGCCGATGTCGTAAACGCTCTTGTCTGGCGCGAAGACCGGGAATGGGATGATCACGGCGTCACCCCCTGAATGCGCGTGCCAGCTTTGGCAAGGTTTGCCAGGGTGTCGGAGGAGTTCAGGCCGTCGATGAACGCGGTCACCAGCGCTGCAGAGCGGCTAAATAGGTCGTTGTCCTTGGTGAACATCGCCAGCTGCATCAGGCCGGCATGCAGGTAAAGGTTGGGCTGCTTCGTCAGGAGCCAATTCGTCGGGGCGGCGTCCGAAAGGTTCGGTATCGCCTGGTAATAGGTGAGTTCGATGTTGTTCGAGGACAGCGGGAACATGTAGAGGCTCGACCCTATGATGGTGAAATCACTGGAGAGCCCGCTCGCGCGGTCGGAATATTCCTGGTCGGCATAGGTCGGGGTGACGTATTGCAGGTCACGTCGGCGCGAGGCCAGCTCGACCACACGCCGATACTGCAGATAGTCGGTGGGGAGCGTGCAGACACCGCTTGTCGGGACAAGGCTGGTGATTGCCATCATCTCGCGCAGACGCAAAGGGCTGACGCCACCCTGTCCCTGGTTGAACATGGCCGTCGAGAACTCGATAAACGATGGGAGGTAGCTCGTCAGGTCGCTACGCGCAGACCAGTCAGCAAGTGCCGTCTGCAGCTCTGTATAGTTCATCAGAACTTCCCTTCATGGGTGCGAAAAGCGCGGTTGTCGCCATCGTTGAGCCAGCGCGAGAGGTATTTCTGGTCCCGCTGCCTGTTTGCTTCTTCGAGGCCGGAGTTGTAGACGGTGTCGAGCGGGATCGAGGCCACCCGCACCCAGTCGCCAAAGTTCCGGGCCTGCGTCTCGTTGCGAATGGCGGCGTTCTGGTCGATGATCTGGTCAACGGGCGTATCAACGCGGAAGGTCATCCGGCCGTCAGCCTCATGCTTGACCCACACGCTGCGCCCCGTCGCAAAGTTGTGATCGAATAGGGTGAAGTCGCCATCACGGATCTCAGTCATCGAGCGCAATCTTTGCCTTGCCGAGGTTGACGGCCGCAGCCGCTTCCTTCTCGGGCAGTGAAACAACGGTTCCTGCCGGGATGCGCACGCCGGCGGCGTCCCAGTAGTCGTATTCGAGGCGGATCTTGATTTGCTTTGCCATTCCAAATCTCCCAAAGGAAAAGGGGCCAGCGATTGCCAGCCCCTTGCAGGTTTCGATGATGAATACCGATCAGGTGGAAGCGGTCAGACCAAACAGGTCGGCCACTACGCCGTGTGCGCCTTCATTAAGCACTTCAAGCGTGCCTTCGCCGAGGATCATGCCCTTCGTTGCATCGCCGGTCTTGGCGAGGTTCGGATCTTCCTGAATGGGGCGAAGATTGCCCCACTTGAGGTAGTCCGGCGTCAGAAGGAAGGCATTGCGGGCAACGCCGGCCGAGGACGCCATGACGCGGTTCGGCTTGACCAGGACCTTGCCGAACGGACCTTCGTAGACATCGGCCGTGCCAACGATGGTGTTTTTGCCCTTGCCGTCAGCAGCGTAGCGGAAGGCCGCAACGTTGGTGTCGGACATGAAGGTGACGAACACGCTCTTGACGTAGGGAGATACGATGACATCCGAGAAGTCAGCGCCGTTCTGGTAGCCAGACTGCATGACGGTATCGAGTAGGGCCTTGGTGAAGGCGCGCTGCGTGCCGTTGGTTGCTGCGACAGTCAAGCCAGTGCCCGAGCTATAGCCGCCGTTGGCGCCGGTAGCACCACGGGAGACGTTGGTGGTGAGCCAGGACGGCAGGCCACCGAGGACGCGGGTTGCGCCGCCGACAGATGCCGTGTTGGAGACAATCGCCAGCTCAATGTCCTTGCGGACGTGAATGGCGGACTTCACCTTCTGCTCAGCAATCTTTTCGACGCTGCCGGCGTTGTCGATGGCTTCCTGCGTCTTGGAGACAACCCAACCTTCGCGGAAGATCTGCGTGCGGTTGGAGACGCGCGTCGGCACAGTGATTGCCGAGTATGCGTATTCGTCGCCTTCAAGCTGGGCGTTGGCGGCAGGAGCACGAAGCGTGTCGATTTCCCACTCAGGGCGGGTGTTCGAGCACTTCGTCTTGCCGATCATGGAGTAGATCGGGGTATCCTGCGGGGTGATGCGGGATACGATGTCCGAGAGGTCTTCACGGTTGCCGACCGCAGAGGTCGACTGGAAGGTATTTGTTACGACGGCCATTTGGGTTTACCTTTTCTGAGTTGCGAGATAAGCGGCCACCCCGTCTTTGAGGGAGCCAGACGATTTCAAACGGGTCATCGCAGCTTCAGCGACCCGGCCACGCTGTTCATTCGGGGCCAGGCGTTTGCTACCGGTCTGGACCGGCGGCTTGTCGGCAATCTTCTTAGGGACGACGGTCTTGGCAGATGCCTGGAGTCCCTTAAGCTTTCCAAGGTCGCGAAGGACGAGGATCAAGCGGTGGTCTGGGACTGACTCCAGATCCTGTTGGCTGATCCCGTATTCCGCTGCTGTCGACACGAGCGAACCGATGAAGCTATCACGCTGCTTCGGGTCGTTCAGTTCTGGCGCCTTGGAGCGGAGCGTGTCCCATTCCCGCGCAAACTGCTGCTGGCGTTCTTTCTCGGCCAACTGCTGTTGCTGTTCGCGGACCTGGTGCATCTCCTGTTGGATGCGCTGATAGTCGGCCAGTTCGGCGTCGTACCGTGCCCTTGCCTCGACGTAACCCAGGGGATCAACCTGGAGCATGTCAAGTGTCGGCTGTTGCGGCATCCTGGTCTGCATGACCTGAAGCGTCAGATCACGCGCGTTTGCCAACTGCTGTTCGTACTGCGATAGGTTAGCGCGGTATTCCTCGGTCTGCTTTGCCGTTTCAGCAAGCGCCTGGTTCTTCCGCGTGTAATCCGCCTCGCGAAGATTGCCTCGTTTGAGTTCAGCGATGGTGGTGACGGTTCCGTCTTCGAGCTTGACCTTGCCGTTGTCACTGACAAACCGGCCAGAGTCAGTCTCATCAGTCCCGTCGTCCTCGCCTTCCTCGGCGTGATCTTCTGCCTGCGTGTCGCCGTCTTCTTCTTCCTCTTCGTCAGAAAGTTCGGCCTCTGCGTCTACTTCCGGTTCTTCGGGTTCCGAGTGGTCATCGCTGACTTCATCCACCGAGCCGGCTGCGTACGCCTTGATAGCGTCGTCAAGAGACAACGGGCTATCGTCTCCACCAATCCCTTCCGGGGTGTTGGTATCCATGAATTTCTCCGATTTTTGCTATGCCAGACCTTACGGCGTCCTGGCGTTGGTTGCGGCTAAGCTGCCGCTATCCTCTTGGTGAGCTTCGAGGCAGTAACGACGCCCCTTAGCTTGCCGTCGAGTGAGTCCAGCGCCCTGACGAGCGCCTGATTGTCCCTGATGGCCTCGGCATCTGTCGCTACGACGGAAACGAGTGCTTCCAGAGCCCCCTTGCGGAGCTCCGATACGGCTGCCTTAAACACCTCGTCATTCAAGATCCGGTCGGCCGCGAGTGCGCTTTCTTGGATATCCATCAGGCCACCATAAGGAGCATCATCATCTCGTCGTCCTCCTCGTCCTCGATCGCCTTGATGATGGCGAGCTGGATGGCGGCATAGAGAAGATGATCGTCCGGGTTGTTCTCGATGCGAGAGATTGCTTTATCGACCTGCCGGTAGACGACAGGCGGGATGCTTTCGGCGAAGATACCGGCCAGGCTGATGATCTTTTCCGCCACCTCACGCTTGACCTTGCGGGTCTTGGCGCGGGGCTTCTTGATCTCGGCCTGTATGACCTCTTCGATTTCGGCCAGTTCCGGTATTTCTGGAACGAAGGCCGGTGTTCTTGTCGGCGCGTCATCACCCCGACGAGGAATGCCGACAGTGCCCTGTGCGATGTAGGTTAGTGTTGCTGCCGAGCCAGCCAGAGTGACCGCTCGGCTATCTGCGGTTAACGTGTAT